AAGTGGAAAAGCAAGCGAAAAAGGAGCGGGTAGAACTTGAGCACCTGCGCCAACTCGAAGATGCACGCAAGAAAGCGGAACTGTCAGAGACAGAACGCCTGAAGGCGGAACTCGCAGAGCGTGAACAAAAGCTCAAAGAATTAACAATCAAGACCCAACAGCAAGACATTGCTAACAAGATCGGATTGCCGGCTATATTCGCGACCAGGATTCAAGGCGAGACGCCTGAAGAAATGGAAGCGGACGCAAGGTCAATGTTAGAGGCATTGCCTAAGCAAAAGGCTGCACCAAACGCTGGGGCGACAAGTCCTGGCGAGAATGCGGTGACTGGCGAAACCGAACAACAAAAACGCAAGAGGCTGTTTGGGTAAGTTACTTAGGAGGTAACTATGGCTCAGATAAATACCTGGAGTGACATTAGCTCTATCGCTAATGCGGTTCAGGAAGACGCTTATTTTATTGTCCGGGAGGCTGCAACTTTGCAGAATCTCGTAAAGGTATTCACGGACCTGTCAGGCGGAAACCTGCGCAAGTCCTATAAATACAATTCACTCACTGTCAAGTCAATCGCCGAGGCGGATGATTTGACCTCAGATGCTTTCACCCCTTCAGCGGATCAAACTTTGACCCCTGCTGAAATCGGCGGGCAATTCTTCATTACCGACCTGCGTGCTCAGTCTGAAGGTCCAGAAATGGTATTGACTGATGCGGCTCGCGAGCTTGGTTTTGCAGCTGCCAGTAAGATCAATACTGACATCTCAGGCAATTTTGCAAGCCTGACTGGCGGCACGATTGGCGCCTCTGGTTCTGCAATCACTTGGGGCTATGTGGCAGCGGCTATTGCACGCGCACGTAATGCAGCCAAGAGCGACTCGGTTCCATTGGCTTGTGTGATTCACGCATACCAGGCGGCTGTGTTGGCTAAGGCAGCCTCTATTGCTGGGGCAACCATCTCTATTGACACCGTTGATTCTGTGACAAAGGGTGGACTTCGCCA